ACTTTAGGCAAACTGATTTGGCCAAGCACGAGGAAAAGAGAGGACTCTTGACATTCATGAATATTCTTGATAAGATGTCTTGTTTTGAAAAGATTGAGTTCGGAAAGGAAGACATTGTTCGTTCCGCACTTGTCAAATCATACATCATTTCTAAACTGGAGTTAGGATACGTTTGATATGTTGATTTATGCTGCGCCAGCGATCATTTGGATGATCATGCGGTTGATGAAGAAGATCATGCTTACTTGGCCAAACGCATTCAATGCATGGATGTGTGTTTTCACAAGTTTGGCAATGGGATACATCATCTTCAATTTCTTATTTTCACTGGCGCAGTAATGAAGAAGTTTCGTCATGCATTTGTGAATCTTCCGCAATTGACGGAAGAGTATATTGATGGAAGGAGACACTACAAGACTCCAGAAGGTAATGTGTATCCTTCCGTCACTACCATTCTCTCACGATTACCAAACGAAAGTTTGCGCGAGTGGCAAAAGAGAGTTGAAGAAGAAGAAGCAAATCGTGTTTCCAAAGTAGCTGCTCGTCGTGGCACCAATCTTCATGAAATATGCGAGCGATATTTGCTCAATGAAGAAAAACCGATGCGTGGACACATGCCAGATGTTCAAGGCATGTTTCGCGAATTGTGCAAGCACATTGATCGTATAGACGAGATTTATGCGATTGAAGCGCAGTTGTATTGTGACACATATCAATTTGCTGGACGATGCGATGTCATTGGTACATTTGATGGACATCCAGCAATCATGGACTTCAAGACAACAAGGTCTGAAGTTGATTCAAGCATGGACAAGGTCAAGAAGTATTTCATGCAGTTATCCGCATATTCTCTTGCGTTTGAGGAAAGAACTGGTCAGGAAATAAATCTTGGTGTACTATTATTTGCATCCAATGAGACTGAACCTAGTTGTATTCAAGCTGATCTAAGCAAATACAAGAAAGAATTTATTTCAGTTCTTGACAATCCCTAAATATTAGATTATACTATGGATATTGCTGTTGATGATGACGCAATAAACAGGCTGGACCCGGCTTCAATGCCGGCATCTCCACCAGTAGATACAATGTGAGGGGCTAGTTGCATGGCACACGCGAACAAAGTGCAACCCATCACATAATAGTCGCGATAAAAGTGATGAGCATTGTATCTACTAATGGGGATGTAAGGGATCGACAGATGTGTAAAGGTTGTCGGAGGTAATCGGTAAGGAACGACCGTCAATTAGTCCAAACAATAGATGCAAACGATAATTACGCATCTGAGATGGCTCTAGCAGCCTGAACGGGGTTCGGTGGGGACCTGGCAACAGAATCCCACCACTTTCATAAATCGTAGAGGAGTAATCACGATGACTGAAGTATCTTGCTATGTTATGCGACCATTGTCTTTCGCAACTGATAACGAATGCACCTACAAGAATCTGCGTTCCGTCAATTTGAATCGTGCCAAGAAGCAGAAGAATGTCTATAAGCTTTCTTATGGACAGTATGGCACGGAAAATTATGTTTGCTATCTAGCAACACGCGATTGACTGCCATGTATAAAACACTAGCAATAGGATTAGTCCTATTGGCTAGCACTCTTGCTTTGAGACAGTATCCATACGATACTGCGCCAAAGGCCTATGCTCAATTGTCTGATATGGACACGGTTTATGAGTATAGACATGAACTTCCAGACATTAGTGAGTATAAGTTGGAAGAGCCCGAGATCAAGATGGTATATGTTGATCCAAAGGAAAGAGAGTGCTTGGCCAAGGCCATATACTGGGAGGCGCGCAATCAGTCCCTTGATGGAAAGATTGCTGTTGGTTACGTTGTAATCAATCGTGTCAACGCGGGTCTATGGCATGATAGCGTTTGCAAGGTTGTGTTCCAGGGCTGTCAGTTCTCTTGGGTTTGCACAGACAATGCAAAGAAGAATCCTGCAAAGAACAAGAACTATGACGAGCAGGTTGCATGGGCTGAATCAATTGCCCTTGCAAACGAGCTACTTTCAGAGTATAATGAAATTCAAGACGTTACATATGGTGCGGTTTTCTTCCATGCACATTATGTGAGACCAGATTGGTCAAAGTGGAAGAAGGTTGAGCGTACCGTGCGTATTGATGATCATATCTTTTATCGTTTGAGGTCCATGTAATGCCCACTAAGGATGAAATGCTTTCTTTTGCCAAGAACATTGAAAGCATCGTGAAGGAGAAAGACCTAAACTACATTGATGCAATTACGCATTTTTGTGAGGTCAATTCATTGGAGATTGAGTCTGTGACAAATCTTATCAATCAATCGCTCAAGGCCAAGATTGCATATGATGCATCACAGCTCAATCTTCTTCCAAAGAGTAATACGCTTCCCGTATGAAAATTGTTGCTCTAGAAGCATACAAGTTATTCCATTCAATCAAGCTACACTTTACTCGCAAGAGTTTTGACTATTTCAAGAGTGGTGGAAGAGTGCGAATAACTGAGCAAGCATTCCTTGCACGAAGGGACAAGTTTGCCTTCTATAGATTGGCCAAGATGTATGATCGTGATACATTCATTGATCTGACATTGGCTAATGTATTGAAGAATAGTTCATTGTATTCAATGAAACTTCTAGAGCCAGAAGCGGAAGATGTTTTGACTCAGTATCAAAAAAGATTTCAAGCATTGACATACAACTTCAAGCAGGACTTGAACAAGATTTTGGATTGGGCTCATGATAATCAATGTACTGTGGATAGGATTCTTGATCCTGGTGATTCTTATCCTCCGCTCTTGACTATGGTGATGCAAGAGAATATTTCCTTGGAGACTCTTGTCATCATCAATGGTGTGATAAACTTTTTACCCATGTGGAATCGTCGCATCAAGGACGAGATCATATGGCCCGAGTTTGCATTCAAATGTGAGAAGTACGCTCCGTTTGTTTTGCAGAGGATTGATTTGGAGAGCATGAAGAAAGTCATAAAAGATGAACTTTGTTCTTGACTTCAATTCAACGCATGATATATAATAGTGATTATTATGAATCATGTGAACAAGCTGATATACAAAACATACAACGCATACGAAAGGAAATACAATGTCTACATTTGCAGCACTAAAGAAGTCCAGCGGTTCAATCGACAAGCTGGCACGCGAGCTGGAGAAGCTCAACGCACCCGCAACAAATTCTTCTGAAGATACGCGCTTTTGGAAGCCAGAACTTGATAAGGCTGGCAACGGCTTTGCGACTATTCGCTTTCTTCCTGCGCCAGCAGTTGATGGTGATGATGCGCTTCCTTGGGTTCGTATCTTTGATCATGGCTTCCAGGGTCCTGGTGGCTGGTACATTGAGAATTCGTTGACGACTCTGGGTCTAAAGGATCCTGTGTCGGAGCACAACTCGGTTCTTTGGAATTCTGGTATTGAGGCTAACAAGGAGATTGCTCGCAAGCAGAAGCGTCGCTTGAAGTACATCGCCAATATCCTTGTCATCAGCGATACGAAGAATCCGGACAACGAGGGCAAGGTATTCTTGTTCAAGTTTGGCAAGAAAATCTTTGACAAGATTACCGAGGCCATGAATCCTCAGTTTGATGATGAGAAGGCTGTCAATCCGTTTGATTTTTGGGCTGGCGCAAACTTCAAGTTGAAGGTTCGCAAGTTTGAAGGTTATCCGAACTATGACAAGTCAGAGTTTGAGAAGCCGACAGCACTTTATGATGGTGAGGACGCGAAGCTTGAGAAGCTTTGGAAGATGGAACATTCTCTCAAGGAATTCCTTGATCCGAAGAACTTCAAGAGTTACGACGAACTCAAGACCAAGTTGAATCGTGTTCTTGGTCTTGACGGCTCGGCTCCAGTCTCAAGAAACAGAGCTGAAGACGAGTCTGCAGTTCAAGCAGCTGAGCGTAGTTTCGGCGGTGCCAAGTCTTCCAAGGAAAAGGCTCCTTGGGCAGATGATGGTGACGACGATGACATGAAGTTGTTTGAGAAGTTGGCTCGGGAAGACTGAGTCAATGTGAAAGAGGGGAGCAAAAACTCCCCTCTTTTTTTATGTCATTGCACCTACGGCTATCATGTTTTGAATTCGCACTAAAGAATTTTCTTCATTACGAACGCCCGACAATGGTGGCTGACCACCTCCCGGCATACCAGCATTATTTGTTGTATTATTAATTATTGTTGGTGCACCCCCACCACCGCCAGATGATTGTTGTATATCTCTAGCACTTGCTAACTGTGTTTCCATAGCACCAAGAACAGGACCTGTTTGTCTTTGTGTCGGTTCAAGTTGAGCTGTTGGTACATTTCTTAAGGCATCTTTTAAGCGATTTATTTGTTCTTCTTGTTCTTCTGGAGTTAATTTTTTAGAATTTAGATTTGGTTTAAAAGGATCCAATAAACCCGGTGTTTGTTCATATGGTTTAGATCCACCTTCACCGTATCTGCTAATACTATCTTGCAGCGCTCTATCTAGATTAGTTAAGTCTTCTTTTTGTTTATCTGTTAATGGTGTTGATGATGATATTAATGCTGGTTTAGCTGTTGATTCAGCTGTTGGTTCTGGTTTGACTTTAAACGCATCTGGATTCTTGATATGTTCTGTGCTATGTGGATCATATTGTTTTCCAACATAACCTTCAAATTTTCTAGTGTCTAGTTTTTTGGTTGGATCAAGAACAGCTTCAGCTCTTTCTTCGGCTCTCTTGACAAGACCGCCCATTTCTTTACCTTGAGCTGTACGAAGAGATCC